GGATACTTTCCCCTGGATTCAGATTTCAGTGCTGGCATGCCAGGGTTGAATTTCTTGTTATATGTTCTGTTTAAGAGAACCAATTATGGTTATGGCATTTCAAGAGGGAAATTACCAGAAGTTGATCTGGATATGTATGAAGAAGATGTTAAAGATCCTACAATCTCTAGGGATCTGAGGAAAGTCCAGTTGCGGTTTGGCAACCATAAAATCTTCCAGAAGATAGTCAAGGGCATGGATATTCCAACCATGGAGCTACTTTTAGAAGCTGCAGAAAGGGAGCCTGAGCTAATTTACTACCCCGAAGGTAATTGGGAGAAGAGTCAAACCAGGATCTACATGAAGGTTTTTGAACCAGGGGTTAAAGAAAGTTTGAGTAGACATTCAGCAACTGCCAGAATCTTATCTGCATCAGCTTACTTAATCTCAAGACCATGTCTCACTACTCATACATCTAGTGGAACAAAAAAACTTAGTCTCTTGCAGGCCCTGATAGACAACTATGTAGCATCTTTTACAGGAAAGAAACTGCCAGCTTCCACAGTTTTCATACACTCGAAAGAATACGAGGACTTACTCAGGACTCTGGAATCTTTCAACAACAACCTGTCAGTGCAAAATGTAAAATTGAGATCTAGGAACAAGCACATGATAACCATAATTGAGAGAGAGACATTTGATGTCTCAATAGTTGAGTTATGCAAACAAGTTTGGTTTCCAGATAGAGGTGGGAGAACAGGGCTAAGTTCATCTCAGGTTGAAAGAAAGTGGAAGCAAGCTCAAGAAATGTATCCATTCCTAAAATCATCCAGATCAGAAACTGAAAAGGGCCTGAAAATGTCCGCTGTCCAATTGAGAAGTTTCCTTGATTCCCTCAACGAGAGGCCAAGGAAGATAACCCTGTTGGATTCAGCTGCTAAAGGAGGGTCTCTAAGATCAGTACTGTCCCGGGTGTTTTGGCCTAGTACAAAGCTGCACCTGAAAGATGAATTAGAAGATTTTTCTTCTGTCTCTTCAATTAGATCAGAAGCTTTTTCAATTTGTAGCCACTG